GATCATAAATAACGAGATGTTGCATGTAACATCTACTTCGTCCGCCGTTCCAATTCAGTATTATGTCGCTGGCACGAGTGGAATGGAGCAATGGCTTTGGAGATCTGTCTCCAAACCGGTTGTTCCAAATCCCCAAAGTGTCAACGATGCGTTCTTCTCTTCATTTGATTTCGATCGTAATGTTGCAATTAATGCAGCATGGTCGAATATCAATCAAGAGGAGTTACTGATTGGAGCTACGTTAGGGGAGCTCCCAGAAACCATTAAGTGGATCGTAAGTATCTTTTCACGAATTCTCTCTTTGTGTAGAAAATCTACATATAAGAAATTATTCGCGAGAAAAGGTGCTGATCTATTTGGTGGCTCTGGGCAACTTTGGCTAGAGTGGCGGTATGCTGTACGACCTTTGATTTTCGAATTAGATGCTGCCGTTAAAGCTTATAACAAACAGATTGACAAATCTCTTCGTTATACGGCTCGAGGCAAAAACGTAATTCCTTATCAAGAGTCGCAATCGACACAAGATGTTGCACTATCGAATTTGACTATTACGTTTAACAAAACTGTTAAACAGTCACATCTCTATCGTGCTGGCGTCTTGTACTCGATCTCTGGTGATGCAAGTAATCTGGCTATGGTTCTCGGTATCGACAAACCTCTCGAAGTACTTTGGGAGCTTACAACGCTCTCTTTTGTAATTGATTGGTTTATCAATATTGGAGACATCATATCAGCTCACTCAGTATCATCAGCATTTTCTCCCTTGGCCCACTGGATAAAGGAAGTTCACCAATACGAAGAGACCGCATTCAACACGAATGCCGTCTACAACGGCGGTGACCTTGCTGCAAACTGGAATTCTGAAATTCGTTGTTTGCAATCCGGTTCGTGGACGAAGATTTATAGAGTAGAGCGTCGGTTACCCGTCGCTAATCGCTCTATTATCCCTTCGTTCAAATTAAAACTTGACTTTTCAAAAGTCGTCGATTTAACCTTTATCCTTAAACAGATGTTTAAAAGATAAAGAAGAACCAAGGAGATATCAATGCTCGACAATACTATCACCTTATCGGTTGATAAGGCCAACACCGGAGCACCTGTAAGTGAAGTTATTTCAAGGTACGAGGAGTTCCAAAACCGGTCAACTTACATCGCTGACGATCATAGCTTTGCTAGTCGTCATACTTTGCAAGTCTACCGTACCTTTCCACAACGATCCGGAAATTTCCGAGGTCAACTGAAAACTAATGTCAAACATACCAAGGATTTTTCTGTCCCTGGTGTAGATGGCACAAATTTAGTTACCCCTGCTCTAGTGGATGTGAATTTCTCATTTCCAGTAGGCATTTCCGACGCCGACGTTATCGAGATGGCCCAGTGGGTTATCTCATTCATCGACGAAAATGTTAGACTTCTCAAAGTTGCAAAGCAACTCGAAATCTAAAACCTGATCGTTATGGAGTCAAGGTATGAAATTTACCCCGTCCAAAAAGAAACAGCTATCTCTTGACATCAATATTCCTAACGATTTCGTTTGGAAAGTATTGAGTCACCTCGGCACTGATTTGGGAATTGCAGAAGATCAAGAATTCTGTTCTATAGTGCGATCTCGCTCCATAGAACGCCTTCTTGATTTCTGTTCCCAACCTCTCTCACGATGTATAGAGAAGGGTGATAATGATCTAGAGAAAATCTTTGCTCATTATCAAATCAGATCCTTTCTAAAAAAGTACCCTTTCCCAGGCGATAATAAGATTCGAAAGCTCCGAGCGAAAGAAAAATTCCTGTCCTATGAAAGGGATATGGAGTTGTTCAATGCAGAGAACTTTAGATCTATTATTAGCCTGTCTCATCGTCATCCGGACTTTCGTAACATTGTTACCGAAGTTCGAGCCGATATTGAAAGGTTACTCGGAAAGGCGCCAACGTTGGATGAGATTTACAGGTTTGCTCATCATGGCCCTGGGGTTGCTAATGATCGCCTTTATACAGAAGGGCGTGTAACTTGTTTTTACAAGTTTTCACGTCTTCCTTATTCGGTGACATCAGAACTCCACGATCAAGCTTGGGAAATAATCAATTCCGATCCTAGATGGATCGGAGCTCTACAAGACAAGTATAGGAGAGAGAAATCTATTCCTATGCATTCACCTATATCATTACATGATTTATGTGAATTTTGTCTTAAAGTAGTTGATTACTCCCGAGTCACGACAGTACCTAAGACCGCTCTCATCGACAGGACGATTGCAATAGAACCTCTATTGAACGTCTTTTTCCAATTGGGCATTGACGGATATATCCGACCACGGCTTAGACGCCGTTGGGGATATGACCTTAATGACCAAACCAACAACCAAAAACTTGCGGAAACAGGGTCCATCAATGATGACCTTGTTACCCTTGATTTGGTAGGCGCTTCGGAAATGGTCTCGACGAAAATCGTCGAAATTTATTTTCCTAGCGACTGGGTAGATCTATTTCACCTCCTCCGGTGTAAGACCGGAAAGATAGATGGTCATACTTTCGAGTATGCCAAGTTATCTTCGATGGGAAATGGATTTACCTTTGTTGTGGAGTCGGTGCTGTTCGGAGCTCTTGTCAGAGCTTCGATCAGGCGAACACGTTCCGTTGAAATCTCAGCAGTTTATGGCGACGATTTAATCGTTCCCCGTACAGCTGCTAATTATCTAATCCAACTTCTTTCCCTATCTGGTTTCTCCGTAAATACTGATAAATCGTATTTCGAAGGTCCGTTTAGAGAATCTTGTGGGTCAGACTATTTCAGGGGTTGGAACGTGCGTCCCGTGTTC